GTTAGTCATAACTAACTGGCATGCAAACTATTTGGTTAGTCATAACTAACTGGCACGCAAACTATTTGGTTAGTCATAACTAACTGGCATGCAAACTATTTGGTTAGTCATAACTAACTGGCATGCAAACTATTTGGTTAGTCATAACTAACTGGCATGCAAATTATGACAAACACATGTTCGGCATCTATTCCAAAAATTCATTGTACTATTCCTCAAGAGTGTGTTACAATAAGAGCACGAAAGGAGTGATAGCGTGAAAGAGAAAAGTGCACCTAAGTTTACTAATGTAGTACGTTATTTAGATGTAGCACGCAATAAAAGCTTATTAACGAAAGAGAATTTTTATACTCTTACAACTATACTTAGAGTTGAAGATAACTATTTTCGTTATAAGGGTGTAACTATTGAATATAGTGATAATATAACACATATTCGTAATAGTAGAAGTAACTATATAGTTAGAAGAAAAGGATGTATGAATAAGCCATATTTAATGGAAATAGCAATGAAGTTTGAAAGGAGTCTGATTGAATGGGAATCAAACATCGCTTTAAAGCAATGAACCCGAACTTAGGTTCTCACTGTATTGCATCCCGTGACATACTTTACCTTACTAACGTAAAGAATCGTGACGAGCAATACACTTACCCTATAGCGAACATACTTTATATCGAATATAAGTTTGCATATGATTGTCTTACAGCCGACGAGCGTATAGAAGCTGATGTTGCGCCAATGGATTTGATATTGATTATCATTACAGTCAGAAAAGACAAGCAGATGTTCTTAGCAAGAAATATGGAACTTACGTTCGATTATTATGGTTTTGATAATGAGGAGGTAACAATATGAACACAGTAATATGTCAACCTATTAAATGTAGACCTTATTCTGAGTTAATATACATTAAGACATCAGAATGGACAAAGGACGAACTTTCAGCCTTTAGAAAGTTCAATCCAGACGGCAACATAGATAGATTTATTCGAGAATGGGAAACAATTTGCAATAAGCTAAATCCCACACGAAAGGGCATGAGATATGACTAGCAATTATTCACGCAATACTATTTACAGAAGTGAAAAATTGATAGTAAAAGAAGCTTACTGGAAGGGCTCACTTCAAAGATATGAGTATTACTTTTACAAGATAGGTGAGCCATATCCAGTTAAGAAAGTGTTTGTTTATACAGACGGAAAGGTGGTTGTTGAATGAGTAGTTATGGTTATGTAAGTGACATGTTTAGGAAATCTTTAAAGAGTGCAAGAACATCAGCCGATATTAAGGGTGCATTAAACTTTTATTTTGAAGCATGTGATGATTTAAAGATTCCGATTGAGACACAATGGTATTGCATTGGCATTATCTTTGACAGGTTTAGAAAAGGAGAATTATAATGAATGGTAGATATAAAACATTAGATAAAGCAGACATTGAACACTTATCTGATTACTTCTATAAAATGTATGTGAACTATAACGAAAAATGTGGTGCGGCCAAAATGTTGCAGGAATTGGGATATATTACTGATACACAATATTTAGTTCTTACAGATAATTTTGAACAGCAATGCTTTGAAAGAATACCTGTAGCAAGAAGTGTGTTCAAGTCAATATTACAGAGGTGATATCATGCGAAAAGGTGGATTCCGAAAGAAAATGAATCTAGACTTAACAGCAGAAGATTTTTCAAAACTATCTTTGCGTGAAGCAAATGATATTATAGACAGGCTGGCAAAACGATATAATCAGCGTGTCAAAGAGTTCTATAAGTTCGACCCTTATGCATCGTTGAAGATATATGAATATAATAAAGCAGAAGTTGGTAAACCCGTTTTTTCAAGAAGAAAAGCAAAGACTATTAATGAAGCCCGTTCAAGATATGCACAGTTACAAGGATTCGGTCAGTCTAAATATTCATCAATTAGTGCATATAAAGTATCGAAACAAAAAGCAATAGAGACTTTAGCTGAAAACACAGGACTTACAGTATTGGATGAAAAGGAAAAGAGCGAATTGGCAGGGTTTTTTGATTATATTTATGATTCACTAAAGATGAATCAGAGTGAATATAACTATAAAGAACTTGCAGAATTCTTTTCTGTCTATAAACTCACAGCAGAAGAACAGAAAGAACGAAAAAAGACAGTGCAGGACATATGGCGTGAGTTCAAGAGCAGTGACGAAACAATGGCAGAGTTTTTGGCAAATCAAAAACTAGCTTTGAAAAGTTCTGGGGCATTAGCAAAAGATGATAGCAGAACGTTTTCACAGATTATAAGAGACTCTTTTAAAGAATGAGGTATAAGCTATGCAAGAAGTCATATATAAAGGGAAAACAATAAAAATATATGATTTAGAGGACTGTAAAAAGTCCTCTATTCTTGCTAGTATTAGAGCCACTATTGATTACAATAAAGACATAGAGGTACAGAAACATAGAAAATATCCAGACGAATATTTCTATTCTTATCCTAGTTCGTTTGATACAGAGACTACAACTCTATTAGAGCATACAAGTTGGAATCTGTCTGACGAGCCTATTGGGTTTACTTATCTTTATCAGTTCAACTTACTTGGTGTAGTATTTATGTTCAGATTAGAAACTGAGGTCAAAGAGTTTTTTCAGCTAGTCCGACACATATTTGAAACTGATAAGTACAGATTAGTCTTTTATGTACACAATCTTTCTTATGAGTGGCAATTTATAAAAGATTGGTTAGATATTGTACCAGATACAGTTTTCGCAACAGAAAAGCGTAAAATCATATCTTTTCGAACTGAATCAAATATAGAATTTCGCTGTTCATACAGGTTAACAAACATGAACCTTGAGAAGTTCACGCAAGATTATAGTACGTTTTACGTAAAAGAAAAAGAAATAATGAACTATAATCTTTATCGTGACCCTTTTACTGAATTAGATGACAATACTCTTCTCTATTCAGCCCTTGATGTATTAGCACTTTCAGACGGATTGCAGGGATTTATGAAAGCTAATAATTTTACCATCAAAGATAACAGACCTACATCAACGTCAATTGTGCGACATGCTGTAAGAGACGTAATGTTAAGCAAGCATAATAGGCAGTTTACAAAAGATGTTATTAGGCGCACAGCTCTTGACACAAAACTGTATGAGTTATTCTTAGATTTAAAAGCTGGTGGCAATACACATGCGAACAGAGAATATGTAGGTCTTAAATTGAAAAATCTCGGCCATGGTGATTTCACTTCAAGTTATCCGTATCAGATGGTTTGTAATAACACATATCCTATGTTTACTTTTCAGCCTATTAACTTTATGAAAAACGGTGTATTTGATTTTAAACTTTATAAAGAAATAGCCAACACTTATGTTATTATTAGTAGGTTTAAGATTCTTAACCCACGTTTGATTAAGGATAAGTATGTTCCAATACCTTATCTTTCATTATCAAGATGCTTTAAACAATCAGGTGCATGCACTGATTTGGGGTATGATAACGGACGCATAACAAATTTCAAAGGTATTATTGATGTTGCTTTTTATGATGTTGAGTTTATAAATTGTTTCATAACTCAATATGATTTTGATGCTATTGAAAGTTATGATACGTTTATCTCAATGAAAGGATTTCTTCCTAAGTCATTGCGTGACTCTGTTTATAATTATTATGAAAAGAAAACTGAATTGAAAGGCGTTGCTGGTGCTGAATATGAATACATGAAGTCAAAGAATTGTGTAAATGGTATCTTTGGGATGGCTTATACCGATCCTGTTCGTGACATGATTATTTTCAATCCTCAAACAGGACTCCTTGAAGAGCAGATAACAGAAACAACAATACAAGAACAGCTGGAAGAATATTATTCAAAAAGAACAACATTTCTTGCTTACCAGTGGGGAAGTTATACGGCCATGCTAGGCCGTGTTGCTTTACAGTCTATGATAGATTTGTTTGACCCTCATGATGTTGTTTATTGTGACACAGACTCTTGTTTTTTCTTGCATCCAGAAAGATATGTAGAAGTAATTAAAGAATATAATAGAAAACTTCTGGCAGACTATCAACCTAGTGATAAAGATTATGTTAAGAATTATGCTGTTACAAAGAAAGGCATAGAAAAGTATTTAGGTATTATTGATATGGAAGATAACGCTGATGTATTTGTGACATTAGGTGCAAAGAAATATTGCCAGCAGATTGGCGATATTTTCGAAATAACAATAGCTGGTGTACCAAAAAAGACAGGTTCAAAAATAATGAGTACACCAGATAATTTCCGTACAGGATTTTTGTTCGGTGAAGAAACAGGAAAGAAGCGACTTGTTTATAACGATTGCGAAAGTGTCAAAAGAGTGGAGACACCGCAAGGAAGCTTTAACATTTATAGCAATGTTGCAATGCTAAAGACAACTTACCAGTTAGATATCACAGATAGATTTGAGAAAGTAGTTGAATATGTGCAAGGAAAGTATGTAGAAAATTATGAAACTATTTAAAAAAGTGTTGACATAACAATAAGTATGCGCTATTATAATAGTGTAGTAAATATCCAAGACAATTTGAAAGGTGGACGAAACATGAAAGTTTTAAAAACAAATATCGAATCAAAAATAGAACAGTTTAAAGCAATTAAAAATGCATATGCAGTAAAAGATTTGCCGGATGGCTTCGAACTTACACAGAATTTCATCAATTACATTGATGAAAAACAGGACGGCAAGGAAGTAGAGATTTTAGCTGTACAGGGTTCGGACAGTGAGTACTACGCTACTAACAGTACAACATTTATTCACGAATATCTCGAAATAATTGATATGTTTGCTGATTGTGAAGAAGTCTTCACAATTGTTAAGGACAGTAACGTATCAAAAGCAGGACGTCAGTTCGTCTATGCAAGGTTGGCATAGAGCCATTGTTTTCTCCTTTTAATATATGACGGAAGAGCCACTCATTATTGAGTGGTTCTTCTATTTTAGAAAGGCGGTATTATGAGTTTATACGATAAAGATGGATGGTTAAATTTTAATTATATATTAGGCTTCAAACCTACATTTATTATCATGGTTGGTGCAAGACAGGTTGGTAAAACCTATGGTGTATTCAAGCGTTGTATTGAGGAAAAGTGGACGCCAATGTTAGTTCGCCGTACACAGGACGAAATAGATTTGTGTTCTATTGAGAAATACAATCCCTTTGCACAATTAAATAAAGATTTGGGAGAAGATATCCATATAGTTAAAGAGCGGAACGCTTCAAGAATAGTCCGCATAGTTGGATGGACTGAGGAAGAAAAACCTGTTTATGAAGATATTGGAATAGCAGTTTCATTAAAGGCTGTAAGTAAATATCGTGGTTTTGGCGGCGGTACAATCACGGATATTATCTATGATGAGTTTATTCCAGAGAATCACGTCAACAGAATTAAAAATGAGGGTGATGCAGTTACAAATATGTATGTCACAGTCAGTGGTAACAGAGAAGTATTAGGGCAACCGCCACTTCGCATGTGGATGATGGCGAACTCAAATAACATTTATAATGCAGTTCTTGATACATTTAATTTAGTCGATGTTTATGACGAAATGCAAAGAAAAGGGCAGGAAGTTAGGTTTCTAGAAGATAGAGGAATACTTCTACTTAATATCATGAAATCGCCTATTTCAGAAATGAGAAAGAAAACAGCGCTATTTAAAGCCATCGGAAACGAGTCTGAGTTTGCAAAGATGGCGAATAGCAATGAATTTTCATATAATGACGGTGCACATATCATGAGAAAGTATGGCAATCCAAAAGATTTAATAGCCGTCTGCCAGTTTGGCAAAATCTATATTTATCTATCGAAATCCAGATCGAACTTCATGTATGTAAGCACACATAAGTATTGTGAGTTTGAAGAGTATTATGACGGAAACAAAGACAGTAAAAAAGCTTTTAAGATGAAGTATTCTATATATGGCGAATGGGATGCTTTAGGCTATATCTACTATGAAACGTATTCGTGCAAATATAGATTCCTAAATGCCATAGATAAACTAGGCTTGTTAACTTAATTTCATAGATACTTGACAAAATTTCATAATTGAATTATAATAATGATAGAGCTAGTTGTTTGCATCAATCTGAAAGGCTGGAAAACGCCGATGCAGGATATCAGAGTCCACCTAAAACATCTGGCTCTATTTTAAATTTTAGAAAGGATTGACCTCTGTTATAAGTTATTCTTTATTCTATGATACAACAAGACGGTGGACTCAGAAAGGAAGCTTATGGATGTTAACGCTTTGATGCAGGCTGTCGGAACAGTTGGTTTCCCTATTGTATGTGCAATCGGTATGGGATGGTATATCAAATACTCTACAGACAGAAACAGAGAAGATATCGCCAAGCTTAATGAACAGCACAAAAATGAAATGTCTGAGGTCACACAGGCATTGAACAACAACACTCTTGCTATTCAGCATTTGTGTGATATGTTGAGTAAAGGGGATGATAAATCTGAAAACAGTTAAAAAAGGTTCTACTGGACAAGATGTTTACACATTGCAAGCTGTTTTAAGAGCGATTGGTATTCTGGGTAAGAATGGCAAACCTCTTGCTATTGACGGCCACTGCGGTGATAACCTTGTTTATGCAATCAACCAATTTCAAAAAATCCAGAACGCCTACGGGAATACAGCTGTAGGCAGGCAGGATTCTTCATGCGGTTCTAAAATGTGGGCTTGTCTTTTAGGTGGTGATTGCTAATGGCTTTTACACCCAGACTGAATACAAATGGCATGAGGGGCAGTAAATATTACTATTCTGATAACATCTTTTATCAGAGCAACCTTGGCCCACAACAGACGGGCGGTAATTGCACTTGGTATGCTTGGGGTAGATTCTATGAGATTAACGGAGTCTATCCGTCTGGTCTTTCCACTAGTAATGCAACAAACTGGTACAGCCGTACAAGAGGTTATGCAAAAGGAAAAGAGCCTAAGTTAGGCGCTATTGCATGCTATGGTTACAATAATGGTGGTGCAGGACATGTTGCAGTTGTTGAACAGATAACAAGTGATGGCATTGTTACAAGTAACAGCGGATGGAGCTCTGGTAAATACTTTTGGACTGAAAAGTGCAAGAAAAGCAATGGTTATGTTCCATCATGGATGAATGGCTATTTACAGGGATTTATCTATCCTAACGTTGACACTGGTACTCCCATTTTTCCCAGTGACTTGCACTGGCAGTCAATCACGGGGTATGGGCAAGAGTATATCAATGAGAAGTCTACCAACAATGCGTATTGTGTAGCAAATGTTTTACTTCCTTTAGGATGGAGTATAAATGCTATCTGTGCAATGCTTGGCAACATGACTATTGAGTCATTTATCAGTGCAGACCTTTATGAACAGGGTGTAGCAGTAGATAAAAGAGGTTACGGTCTTGTCCAGTGGACACCAGCAGTTGATACAATCATTCCGTATCTTAACAAAAACTGCCCTACTTGGCAGACTGATTTAGATGCAAATGGTAACTGCCAGTGCCAGAGATTAAATGATGAAAGAAACAATAATCCTACTGAATGGTATCCGAACTTTTCAAGCGTTCCTCAGGAGTACAGAAAATATCAAACAATGGATGCTTTTGCAACTGCAACAGATGAAGTAGGATACATGGCAAAGTGCTTTGTCTATTGTTATGAACGACCAGCTGACCCATCAGCAACATTGGAAGACAGAGCAAAATATGCGCAGTATTATTTTACTCTATTACAAGGCTACAGCCCATCACTACCGACAGGTAAAGGAATTAGAACTAGGATGCCTATATGGATGTATCCTTGTTTAAGACGTTAGTTAATAAGGAGTAATATCTATGATTATCAGTGGAATGGAACATTTTCAAAGTGTATGTAAAAAGAAACTTGTTAAATGGTATAACAATTACAGGCCTACAATTACTCTTAAGATACCACCTATTGAATTAAGTGATGTATTTATTGTTTGGTCATGTAAAACCTTACAGAATTACAAGTGTCTTGTTTCGACTACAGTTAGCGGTGACGGTATCTATGCTGAGTTTACATATAATGGTGATAGACAAGAATTATATGTAGATGTGTATAAAAAGTTAACCAACAAATGTTATAGGGGGGAATAAAGTATGTTGCAGTCTACAAGAGATGCTATCACTCAGTTTTTGGGCGATAGAACAGATGATGAAGCAATCGCTTTATTGGAAACGATTGATAACGAGGGTGTTGACGAAGAAAATTGGAAACAGAAGTATGCAGATAATGACGCTGAATGGCGTAAGAAGTACACAGAACGCTTCAAAGAGGGTAAGGTAGTTGTATCACCAACACCAGAACAGAAACCAGAGGAAACTATTGATGAAGATGAAAGACTGGAAAGTCTTAATCTCAATGAATTATTATATGGAAGTGAGGGTAAATAATGCCTACAAAACCAAGAATTGCAACAAATACAAATATCAGTGCTGATATTATCAACGCTGTAAAAAATTCAGCTTCAACTTACTACAAGGATTATGTTCCGTATGTAACAGCAGATGCTGAATCCCTTAGAGGAATTGGGGCTATCATCATGAATAACCCTGCTCTTGAAAATGAATTTCTTTCTGCACTGGTTAACAGGATTGCTTTTGCGAGAATTGCAAGCCGCCTGTACACCAACCCACTTGCGACACTGAAAAAAGGTGTCATTGATGTGGGTGAAACGGTAGAAGATATTTTTGTTAATATTGCAAAGGTGTACCAGTACGGTGAGATTGCAGGAAGTGGAGCTGATACAGCTACTAACCTGTTCAAGAAATATGAACCAGATGTTAGGTCAGCGTTTTATATTATGAACTCGCAGTTAACTTATCCTGTGACAGTTAACCGAGCTATGCTTAAATCAGCGTTTAAGTCATGGTCTGGCATGGATGAATTAATCAGTGGTATTATCCAGTCTGTTTACACAGCGGCCGCTTATGATGAGTTTAACGTTACAAAGTATCTCATCGGACAGCACATTTTAAATGGTAAACTTGCTTACTATAGATTTGATGATACAAGTGCTGATAAGTATAAGTTATGTGCTACTCAGATGCGAAAAGTATCCAATGACTTCCAGTTTATGTCTACTGATTACAACATCGCAGGCGTAACAACATTTACAGATTCAGATAAGAAAGTTATCTTAATCAATACAGATTATGATGCGAACATTGATACCAATGTCTTAGCATCAGCGTTCCAGTTACCTTACGCTGATTATCTTAACAGACGTATTCTGATTGACGGCCTTGGCCATCTTGACATTGCAAGACTTAACAAAATCTTTGCGAATGACCCTACATATAAAGAACTAAGCACAGATGATATGACATTTCTTGATAAAGTTGCAGGTGTTATCATTGACGAGGATTTTGTCCAGATTTATGATAACGTATTTGAAATGCGTGATATGCCAGTTGCGAATACACTTGATCATAATTACTTCTTGCATATGTGGCAGACATATGCAGTAAGCCCGTTCGCAAACGCAGTTGCAGTTATTCCTAATAATTTGGTTTCTGTACAGACAAATGGTAACACAACTATTAGTGACTTACCATTTGGTGGAACTAGTTATAATCTATTACCGTTTAGCAGTACGAGCGGTAAAAGTGATATACCTGTAGGGTCTAATGTTAGTTACTTATTTACTGCTAATGTTAATACTATTACAGGCGGTTGTAAAGATTTAGTATGGTCTTTATTAGAAGATAACACCAATTCAGCAGTTATTATGCCAAATGGTTTTATTACTGCAAAAAGTATTGCAAAGACTGGAAATTATTTCGGCACTATCAAAGTCAAAGCAACTGTAAAGGGTACAAATATTAGTAAGGAATTTATTTTACATATCGGCATATATACAGAATAGAGGTAAACATGGCATACATCATTCCAGATTCAATCATTTACATTTTATCTGGTGTTGAATGTGACCGTGACTACAATCATGTTAAATGGTTTAACAGTAGGGCTGAACAACAGTCCTACATGTTAGACCATAGAATAAAGACTTATGACAAGTGTTCGTATGTTCGTGACGGAGTTGTCATGATTGATGCATGGGCAGATGATATCTATTCAGCAAATTATATGATGTTTCAGAACAGTGCTTTCAGTGATAAGTGGTTTTATGCATTTATCACTGAAGTGCGTTATGAGAACAACCGAACGGCAGAAGTCCATTACACAATTGATTTGTGGCAGACATGGTGGATGGATTGCAAGGTCGGTGAATGTTTTGTTGAAAGAGAACATGTCCTAGATGATAGAGTCGGGTTGCATACTATACCAGAGGGTTTAGAGTATGGTGAGTTAGTGGTTAGTAAAGAATCACTACTTACTGATTTTTCATACAACGTTGTTTATGGCTGTGAAATCGTTATCAGCGAAGCACAGTTACAGCCTATTGAGAATCAACCTACATGGTATGATAAACCAGTACTAGGCAGAGTTTTTCAAGGTTCAAAAATTGGTTTTAGTGAAGACCCTACAAAGTTACTGTCATTCTTACAGTCACTAATCACAGCAGGATATCAGAATACCATTATACAGGTTTTCACAATTCCAAAAGAACTACAGCCCACAGCAACAAGTGGCATATTTGTAGAACAAAAAGAGTTACCAGAGGTATCAAAAACCTTTGGCAGTTATACGCCGCATAACAACAAGCTTTATTGTTCTCCTTACAGTGATTATCTTATATTTGCACCAACAGGTGACAATATGGTTTTGCATCCAGAACTTTTCAACGGATTACCCACTGTTACTGTTAGAGGTAATACAGGTACACAGCCACAAATAGTTATTGCACCTAGAAAGTATAAGGGTACAGAAGCGACAGACTTTAGTAAGGGTTTTACTATAAATTACGGTGAAAAAGGTTCTTTCATGTATGATGCATATCAAGCTGAAATAGCAAGTTACGGTTTTTCACAGATTACAGAAAAGTTACCGCAAGGTTCTACGGATTTAGGCTTAACTTTAGGTGCTTTAGCAAAATATAGCGGACGTGTTGCAAGCGGTGCAAGTAATGCTATTAGCGGGTATGTACAGGGCGGCGCTGGCGGTGCAATAACAAGTGCCGGTGCAGGAATTCTTGATTCACTAGCGCAATACTCAAAAGATACCCATGACACTAGCCGCCTTTCTGGTGCTAGTGGCGGTTCTGTTTTATGGTCTAACCAGTTGAAAGATGCAAGATGTTATGTTAAACAAATCCGTGAAGAATATGCAAGAACGATTGACCAATTCTTTGACATGTACGGCTATAAGGTTAACAGAGTGAAAAGGCCACAGATGGATGGTAGACCATCTTGGAATTACATTAAGTGTAAAAATGTTGCATTGACAGGTAAGATTCCAGTTGATGCTGAAATGCTTATTAAGAGTGTCATTGAAAATGGCGTTACATTCTGGAAAACAACGTTTCATAACTATTCAGCAAATAACAAAATATAGTGAGGTGATAAAGTGAGTAGACAGAAAAGACGATTCTTTCAGAAGATTTACAAAGAGGGAGTTGAATATAACAAATGGTTATTTAAGTTTGCAAATAACGCTATCGCCTCATACAGAGTTGAGGGACTGCCAGTTGAAGTAGATGCGAGATGGTTAGCCCTCAAACTTTTTGAGCTTGGTTCAGTAGCAATATTCTATGATGAAGATGCAGGAGAATATGCTTGTATGCAGTATTTAAGCATGGGCGTATTTGACAGTTATGGTAATCCTGCAAGAATTACTGTATGGAATCCGTGGACACACTACAACAAAGTACTTGAAAAAGGGCAGTTTGTTATCATTTGGGATAATTATTTAAGAGTCAATAACTATCGTTCATTTATCGAATTAGCATACAGGCTCAGTAGGTTGGACGGCACAGTTGATGTTAACTGCACAGCACAGAAAACGCCTGTATTTCTTGCTTGCAACGAAAACTCACAGTTATCAATGAAGAACGTGATTGCAAAAGTTGATGCAGATGAGCCTTATATACCAGTATCTAAAAAATTTAATACAGATGATATTCAAGCTATTCAGATGAACGCCCCTTTTGTAGCTTTAGACTTACTTGAAGCACAGCAGAGATTATATAACCAAGGTAATTCAATGTTGGGTATCACAAGCGTTATTGCTCAGAAGAAAGAGCGAATGATTACAAGTGAAGTAGAATCAAGCAATGCTGATGCCCTTGCAAACAGACGTTCAAGAACAATGGCTAGAGACTATGCAACAGAACAAATTAAAGATGTTTTTGATATTAATGTTAGATGGTTCTTTGATGATGGCGACGAGCCTAACAAAGAAGTTGAAGTCAAAGACGATGTTTTTCAAGATTTGAAAGATGAATCTTTGGCAACATCTATGATTAAGAGGTTTTAAAAAATATGAGTAGTTATACGACGCAAATCAGATATATATGTGAATCACTTGCAGGTTATGAACGTGGTAAAGGATATATGTCTATTGATGAAGTCATTGACAAAAGTTGGGATAAAATATTCCCACCATCATTTGTGACATTTACACCAGAATATCGGCCTGTTCTTGCAAAGAAGATATTGAAGCACTATTACACACGAGAAATTGGTTCTGAAACATTCGGCCTGTTTCAGCTGAGACTTGACGCTAAGTTATCAGTTATCATGCCTTATTATAATAAGCTTTATAAAGCTTTTGATAAAGACTATGATATTCTTAGTGATACAGATGTGACTATTGACCACAACAGAAAAAGTAAAGGTGACAACAGTTCTAATTCAAGTGGTAATAGCAACAACGAATATATTGGACAGGATATTAACAGACACAGCAACACACCACAAGGTGGTTTGGATGGCATTAAAAGTGACAGGTATTTGTCTAGTGCTGATATCTCAGACAGTACGAATACAAATAAGAATAGCAACGCTTTAAAATCAAACAGTAATTTTAATACAACAGAGGATTATGTTCAGCATATTACGGGTAAACGTGGCGGTATGACTTATGCATACATGGTTAATGAATATGCTGAAAAGTTAAAGAATATTGACCGTATGATTATCAGTGAATTAAGCGACTTGTTTATGCAGGTGTGGGACTGGGGGTGTTTCGATGGAGAAGAATAATTTTTATCCTATAGGCAACAGACCGCTTGCACCAACCATTTATGATGAAAATATCACCCCACTTGAAAGTATGAACAAACTGGCTTTTAAAATCAACAAACTGATTGGTGATGACACAAATGTCAAAGAAGTAGTTGACAAGTTGCTGGATGTTTATGCTAGCCATATGAAGCTACAGGGCGGATATTGTGAAGAATTAAGATGCATCGCTTTTGAAAATCCTATCAGTTGTGATTTGATTAAACCAGAATCACCTGTTTATACTCCTGTCAAAAACATTGAAGTAGGGGTAAGTAATGCTAAAGGTGATGTAACGTTTTATCAGTGGCAGTATAAGAACGATAACGGATTGTTTGTTGACTTAGAAGCAGAGGGGTCTAATACAGCAAAGTGCAAAGTACCTGTAACATTTTATAATTCGGGTGAAAAGAAAGAGTTCAGATGTAAATTACAGAATGATAAATATACCTATTATACAGAAGCAATTGTTATTGAGTATATCAAAGCAGAAGTAACTATTGAACAAAAATACTATGAACATAATGACTATGTTGATTTGTATAGTAAGAACAATCTAAGCTATACAAAAACAAGTTTTCCTATGTCTAATGGAAAATGGCAGTTTAATATTGGTGATGGATGGGTGACAAGCCAGTATAATGATAAGAATATCTACCCGTATTATTACATTGACAGAGGAAGTAAAACAAACGGCATTAGCGTTGGTACTGGTGAAGTAGGAACAAATAAAAACGTACAGTGGAGATTTACTTGTACTAATAATGTTGACGGTACTACTATTGTATCAAACGTTATAACCGCTGTTGTTCATATGATTGATTTTGATTGTGGTTCAGCTACATTTAATGGAGTTGTAAACACCAATTGGGATAATACTGCCAATATGGTTCAGTGGTATTCGTACTACGAAATGTATAAGACAAATAAACTAGTTGACTTAGCTCTTTCAATAAATAAATCATTAAACAATGATGTTATAACCAGTATGCAATGGTTAAGAGCAGGAACTTTTGGTAAATTTAGTAGTAAGCCTGTACCAACTTCATTATTAACGGGAGCTACAGATAAAGACGAAAATATCACAGCCGATATTGAAGTAGGTGGATATCTTTCACTTTATACTCTAGCCTTTAGACTTCAAGTTGTTGTAGGTAATGTTGCATATTATTCTGATATTGTGTGCGTTTATGCACCACTAGCAAGCATAAACATTGAAAAAACACCTAGTACGGCTGTAACAATAGGCACAACTGTTGAATTGACAGCTACTTTTAGTAGTGCTGTACCTAGCAGTTATAATATTAATGATGTCACTTGGTTAGTCTCAAACGATGGTACAAGTTGGACAACCTATACAGTATATGGTGCAAGCCATAATATTATCACTATAAAAATATATGATGATAATGCAATCCATTCAGACGGCTATGGTGTAAATGGCGGTAACAATTTAAAAGTAGCATGCAAAATCGGTGATAAAATAAATAATACTGCAACAATAGCAATTAATAGAAGTTAGTGAGGTGATAAGATGAAAAATGATTTATATTTAATATGGCCTTTTAGTGCTGTTCTTCCCATCGTTTATAATGATGCTCTTTCATTGCAGGATAATTTACAGTGCTTGTATGAAAAAGTCAATGAACTGATTGATAATGCTGATAATGTACCAGACCTTGTTTATAAGCTCTTACAAAGCTATATTAGTGACTTAATCGTCTCGCTGACATATGATGAGGATAAACGGGCATTAATTGTTGACCAGTCATTAATTATTTTAAGTGAACCTGAGAATATAACTGTGAATGAAGAAGCGAAAACAGTTGATTTATTGGCTTTTGTTGCAGGGGCTACTGCTTATCAATGGCAGTATAGCACAGACAGTGGCACAACGTGGTTTGACTGTACAGAAAAAGGTGCTAAAACTTACAAATTAAGTCTGGTAGCAACAACTGATAGAAATAGTTACATGTACAGACTAAGGGTTAATAACAGGATGCGTGTTGACTATACGAACACTGTTAGTGTGAAAGTAGAGGTAGGTTAAATGGCAGATAGAAAAGAATTCGATTTTGTGCGTATTGGTGGAACTGATGTTTATGTGCCAAGATATGACGATACAGACATTAAAAAGAGTATTGCAGATGAAACAGCGGCCAGAACGGATGCAGATACAGCACTTCAAAAAGCTATTGACAAAGAAAAGGAAGATAGGCAGTATACAGACAGTAGTTTGCAGACAGCAATTACTAATGAAGTAAAAAACAGAAAAGAAGCTGACACAAATTTACAGAAGAATATTGATGACAATGGTACTCTGTTATCAGCTCTGAGACAGGAGTTTAACAGCACAAGAGTTAGTAAAAAAGTCGTACTCATTGGTGATAGTTATGACGAAGGCTATACACCAGACGGTAATGTACAGGGATGGGGTGAAAAACTCATATCAAGTATGCCTTACTGTACATTTGTTAACAAATACAGTGGTGGATCTGGGTTTTCCCACGTTTCAGCAAGCACAGGCAAGAAATTTATTGACCTGTTAAATGAAGCTGGTGCTTCAATGGGTGAAGCTGACAGAAATAATGTTTCTCTGGTTCTTGTTGCAGGCGGTATGAATGACCGTGACCAGACAAAAGCTAATTTAATCAATGCTACAAATGCTTTTGCAAGCAGATGCAGGGAGTTATATCCTTATGCTGATTGCACATTTGCTTTCATTGGTTGGTCTAGCCAGTCATCAGTGAGAAACCAGTTAAGAACGCTCTGTTCTAATCTGAGAAGTTGTCGTGCGTCTGGTATGAAAATCATTACAAGTACAGCGTTCACACTACATGACTACAGCTATTTCTCATCTGACGGTATCCATCCAAATGCCTCTGGACAAGATGCTCTTGCACAGACTCTGAGCGGTGTTGTTCTTGGCTCTGAACCAAATATTACAATTGAATACAGCCTGTATAACTTTAGTTCCTCTGAAATGGCTAGCACAGTTGACAATACGAATAACGAAATCAAGAACTATCTTTCTCTGAGAAGCACATTCTCTGATGGAGCTGTTAACGTCATGTTGAATGGGCGGTTTCGTCTCGCTATTTCCAATGTGCCTGTTACTATTGCTTCTTACCCTAAAACTCTTAAAGTTGGTGAGGGCTGGACTACACCGCCGCTTGCAGACTTTGCTTGTACGCTCTTCGGCAGGGATAAAGAGAATAACTATTTCACAATCAACGGATTCGTCAGATTCGCAGAAGACTGGAAGATACAGGTCTATCACAAAGAAGTAGACAGCTCTAATACTAACAAGTTTAAGACAATTGACTGTACCTCTGCTAACGCTTACTGTAATATTCAGATGCCCATGAGCATGTGTTCTGCCTTTGACTTATAGGCCTCTGAGGCTCTGAGGGCTCTGAAAAGCCCTCTGACATATTTTAGCGATAAATTAACCCACCCCTATATTTTGAATAAAGATACAGGCTGTCGGACGCATAGAATTATGTGCCATGATAGAACTGTATCTTTATTTTTATTTTGAGCGGTTTAGTGATTTACCATGTTAACACTTTACTTCATTAAAGTAACCCACTGTCCTATGTGAGTAATACAGTAACGATATGCAGTTGTAGTACTTTAACACTTTACTTCGTTAAAGCATCCTGTGGATACATTAAAAGGGTGATCGCTCACCCTTTTTCACTATTGAATAAGAATTAACGTCCCGTCACGTTGCGGGACAAATTCGGAAAGATATATTCTAACTTCATATTGTTCACTCCTTTAATATTCTTGTATATCATCATCGTCATTGCTACCTTTAAACAATGACAATATGATTGTTATGCCCCATACGACAGCCAATATAAGCCAAATAATAGCAATATCGCTGTCAGTTGTGCACACACCTGCAATAAACAGGGCTTCCATTGCAGTACTCAGTGTGTAAAGCACTGCAATAGCCCACTCACGATTATTCATAGTGTGATATATGCATGCGTTCCCTCAGTGCGTAAAATTTCACTGAGGTAAATAATGCGATTAAAAAATTTAAAACAATATTGGCCTCGTCTAACATATAATTGACGGAAGCACTTTTTGCCTTGCCAGCAAAGTGCTATTGCTTCAGTATCTTTTTTGTATTCCCATTCATTAGCTACCTCAAAAGGCAGTATGTAAAGACATTCGCCTCCGGCTACTGAATAGTAACCGATAACTTTAATCTCACCTGTTAATCTTCTTTTCATATTTATACCCCCCTTATGCCATATTATTCTCAAGAATCCATAAAGACTCTTCCTCATCATCTACATCGTGCATCGTTATATTATAAGCTAAATCCAATGCCCTTGACATCTTAGCAACAACATCAGTACCAAGAACATCAAACATAACATATGCACTTGTCATCATTCCAGACGCACATCCGAAAAAATAATCGGATGTGCGTGTTCTACCGCTGAGATCAGCCTTTACGGCTTTAATCAGAGTTTGATTAAATCTTGTAATTAACTCTTTCATTGTTTATTCCTCCTTTTCTTTACATCTATAGTATAACATAGTTTATCACTTTTCCAATATATCCAATTCATAGATGCATGAACTAAATTCATACTTTAACGCTTTACTTCACTAAAGTAATAGATGTACAGCTACACAGTTTAACACTTTACTTCGCTAAAGTAA